TTCATTTAAAGCAGTGCCTTGTGGATCTCCTTTTACGTATGTAGAAGTATTGTAATAACACAAACTTTCTAACATTGTCATTGCTAGTTTTCCGTTCCTACCTCGGAATATTTTTTTAAATGATTTCTTCTGTAACTCTATTTCTCTAATCTTTTGTACTTTGTCTTCTATTACTTTGCTCATATGTTTTGTTCCATACTTCGAGCTTGAGCTAAGTCTTTAATAGCAGATGCCTCTAGTGGTGCATTATTTACCGCCATTTGTCTGGCTTCATTTTCTGCTTTAGCTTGTCTCAACTCTTGTATTTCTTCTGGTGTTCTTGTGGTTTTAGTTGAAATGTCAGACCACTGTGCCATTGCAAGTGAAAGTGCATCGGTATCAATAACATCAATTACATTAGGATCTAATTGTGCTAGTAAAGATAACTCTTCTATATATCGTCTTGAGTTTTGAGATTTAACTGAAAACTGTGCTTTTGCTGCTGGAGATGTGTATTTTATCTCTAGTCTTCCTAATTCTACATCAGGTTCAGCAAATTTACCTTGTTCTGCCATAAGATTATAAGACCGCTGTATTAATGGACCAAACAACTCAACTTGCAATCTTCCAAGCATAGGAGACATCATTCTTAACTTCTCGTCTCTTTCGTCTGCTACTTCAAATGCTGTTTGACGTTCATTCTTTCTTTGACGCAATAACCAGTCTACATGGAAAGCTTCATTAATCTTCTTTTCCAACCTAGACATTGTGTAATCAACCCAATCAAGTCTACCACCAGTCTCAACAGGTCTAATTTGTGCAGAACCAGGTTCTTTCCAAATAATAGATCCACTGCCAGTTGCAACATCTCCAATAATTGAATCATCTTCAATTTCTAAGCTTGGATTAATTTGTTGATCGCCTTTCATTAACACTTGTCGTTGGACTGCATTAATTACTCGTATATCATGCAACGCTGTTCTTCCTGGACTTCTACCGTAAACTTCACCAGCTAATTTAGTCCATCTTGGAACATGATAAGGAAACTCGTCAAAACCACCTTTACTTAAAATACCACCATCTTTAGTTATGCCATCGTCTAACTTCTTACAAAACCAAAAACTTACAAAGTCTTTTGACTCAGACAACTTCTGTCCTGTTTCGTCCTGTGATGGGAAAACAGAATGAGATATTGTAAGCTTATCATGCTGACGCATTGTTTTAAGCTTCTCATTGTTTCTAATTTTAGGAAACTTCTGTAGTATTTGCCTAACAGTCATTTCCATTTCTCTATACAAAGTATCAACCATACCAAGATGGTTTTCTCTTATATAGCAATGAGCTAGTGGTATTGTTCTAAACACTAACTGATCTCGTTTAATATCAAACTCTTCGTATATAATAGACGTGCCTAATGCTCCAAGGTCTAAATAGCATTCGTGCATTGATTGATTAAACCCAACATTAGGTTTGCTCAGTTCCCTAAATATAGTATCGCTAACAGACTCTAACCATTCTCTTACAGACTCGTCCTCCATTAAATTAGTGTCGCTAGTAGATAAACTAAACCAACGATCAGTAGGAGATGTGTTGTATGTATGTAGTCCAGATGCAAATTGCTCTAATGCCCATAAAGCAGTTCCATCATAAATCTCGTAATGCCTTGATTCACCACGAGTTAGGTTTCTTAAAAAATCGCTTGTTCCTGGACGTATATATCTAACAACATCTTGTAAGTCTTGATTCCATAAACCTCTATCACCTTTAAGTGTTTGAAGGTCCTTATGTAAATAGTCTATTAAGCGTTCTTCGTTCACGATGCACTACCTAGCAATGTTTTTTTAGTTGTTTCACCGTAACTAGGTTTCCCTTGTCTCATTTTACTTTCTTGCTGCTTACTTCTTGACCTAGTTCTTTTTGGATTTTGCCCTTTGCTTAGTAAGGTAGATTGAAATCCTTTACGTTTCTTATCAGATTCCCTTACCTCATTTACCGAAGATGCACTCGCAACTGTAGGTGCTGGTGGTGCAGAAGGTGCAGAATAAGTAGGTGTAGGTGTAGGAGCAGGTGGTGCTAAAACTTGCTCTGGTACAGGTGCTGGTGCTGGTGGATTTGGATCAGCAGTTCGGTAATAACTTATACCTGCGTTATCATATTTAAATCTAGGAGAATTACCCCTACTTTGTGGTACTTTAATTGATTTACCATCTAAGCTATAATAAGTTATTGCTGAACTACTGGGATTGCCTCCTCTTGTATCTTCTCTTCGCTCTCTCATAATAATTAACAGTTATTCACAAGTTATTTAAAGTCAATGTAGTAATTCATACACACTTTTTACTTTAGATTGTCTTTTCTTACCACCAGATTCATCTCTTACTCTACGAATACTTTGTGCTGCATACCTAAAAGCATCCGCTGCATCACTTGCCCAATCATGCACATCATGGTCTACAAATGTCCCTGCCATGTCATCCCACTGTCTATGATATGCCCTTAGACAATCTAATCCATGCTCACATTTCTTTTTGTCAAAATAGCTACGATACAGCAAAGCTCTAGCCCGATCTATACCTTCGTCTTTACTCTCTCTGACCAATGGAGTCATACGTAACCCAAGATCCCTAGCCATATCAATCCTAGTTGTAGTATGACCAGCACCTGTATCTCTACGTTGCTTTAAATCATGTGGAACGTAATGCCTATTGTAGATGTATGGTTTTTCTTTTACTGCTTTAATAAAGAACGAGATGTCTTTGTTCTTCTCCATAATAAAATCTATAAATCTAATTTCACTACCATACTGTTGATAAAACCAGATAGCTGTAAAATCGTTTATACCGACATCCCATGCAGTGTTTACCTCTAAGTTACTTTCCCAAGGAATATCTTTTATGTGGTTGTCTTTTTCTATCTTATTTAACACCTCACTATAATAACTACCCTCAATCGGTGCATCACTATCGCAATAATATTCTGACTGTATCTTTTCCTCAGTCATTCCGTTAAGACGTTCTCTACGCAACAACTCTTCTAAATCCCAACCTGTATCTGCTTTAGTGTCCTCAATAGTAAGTTTCTGTGTAAAGTAACCGTTACTTAAACCTTCACGTTCCCAAGCTTCGTATAATTTAATCGCATGATTCTTACCTCTAGGTGTAAAGATCATGCAACAACCACCACCATTCTCGTTCAACATTGGACTTAAATATTGCCAAGTGCTAGAACCCATTAATGGAAACTCAGACAATACAACAAAGACAGGTCCAGCACCGACTAAATTATCACTATCCGCACCAACCAATCTATAGATAGAACCGTTCTTAAACTTAATCATCTTCTGTGTTTCATAGACATGATCTATTAACTCAGGAGGAAAATGATCTAAATACTTTCTACCCTCTTTAGTCTGTCCTTCCCAGATACCCTTAATAGCCTGTTCCCTACTAGGAAATATATGCCAGTAAACACCTGGACGTTCTACTATCTTAGATGCAATTAAATTAATACAGAACAAATCCTTACCTGCTCGTCTATGCCATTGGAACATACCAAACCGACCAGACTGATTAATAAAGTAATCCCAAGCAGGTAATTGATAACCCCTCGGATGCCAATTGTAAGGAACGGTAATATCCAAACTAAACCTTACCTCTCCAACCTAATACAAAATCACGAGTCATAAATTCTTCCATAATATCTTCCATCTCACCTAAATGCTTCTCGGCAACCTCCATAAACAAACCACCACCGCCATCATTATTAAAATACATCTGGATGCTAAATTTATCTATAATCTTCATTAAACCCTTATCCTTCTGTATATCATCAACCATAAAAACAGGACTTTGAACATCTCGCTTAATCCGATACTTAATCATCTATATGTAATCTCCAACCTTGATTCTTATAACTCTCAATAACTTTACGCAACTTACGTATTTCACGATCTCTTTCAAATACCTTACCTAATACAACCGCCAACTCAGTTTCTAAAAACCGAACCTTCTTTTTTAACTCAAACCTATCTCGTAATATATTAAACACTCTTAACAATTTCATCCTCTCCTACATCAATACTCACTCTATTAACCTTATCCATTAAACGATACATACCTGTATCATAACAAAATATCTCAAACTCTATATTACATAACTCAGGATCTAACACCCATACACGATCACCTATAGCATATTTCATATATCAATAACTTTACCATTGTCATCTAAAACATAATTCTTTCGGACAACATTAATAGTATACTCCTTGCTCTCTTTCTTCTCGATAGCTTTCTGTGATGGATGGACATACTTAATTAAATCAGAGTTTATCCTAATTAAATCCTTACCCTCTAATCCATACACATCAGGATTCTTAAACATATCCACCATATTTAAAACAGGATCAAAACCCATAGCATTTAACTTATCTGCTACACTCTTAATAACCTCACCCTTCGTTAAATGACCACGACTGGTTTCTTGTTTAGCTGGTCTGTTACTTAACAAACTATCCACACTATGATCTAATCTAGGACTCTCTTTTGCCTTCTTAACTAAATTAACCTTCTTAGGCTTCTCTGGCTTTATAGGCTTAGGATTACTACCATCCTTCTTCTTACGTCCAGATCCTTCACGTCTACCACCACTCTGCTTAACCTTAACACCTGCTAACTTAGCTAACTTATCCTCCAACTCCTTACTAGGACTAAACTCTTCGTATTCAGGCATACACAATTTCTTAACAAATTGTTATAATAGACTTACTCATATAAACTTATATGTAGAAGTTTTGATTAACTTTGTCAAATTGGTTTTGGTTTTGATTAGGTTTTTAAAATTGGTTTTGTGGGAGTTGGGGAGCGGTAGACAAGTTGCGAAAGTGCGATTCCCCCCCCACCCCCTGCTGATCTGGTAATACAAACAAGAGCAAAAAAACAGTTACGTAAACCATTGAGAATCAGTTTAAGGTAATGGAAATATACATTCTCATTACCTTGAATGTTTACCTTGGATCTGCCAATTAATGCATGGTTGTATCGACATGATTAGATGATTGCGGACGGTGACGTACATGAGTCATGGTCACCCCACCAACACAACTCCAACCAAAACAACAAACAACAAAGCTATCCCTATCTAATAGCAAACTAACTATGT